AGAGTCACCAGCGGCAGGTTACGTTGCGTGCTGAGCGTGCCTTTGACCTCGGACGCTAGATCGGTCTGCTGTACGAACTCAATCGCGGTCGTAGCGCAATCGGTGTAGAGCGCAAGCGTATTGCCGACTGTGCCTGTCGAGTTGACGTAGTAGGCAGATAGCACCGCTACGGCGGTGGCCGCGCCGCCAGGGGCGGTGCCTGTGTAGGTGTCCGTGGTGGTCGTAAATGGCACGCCCCGGTCCTGCGTGAACGTCCCTGCACCAATCAACGCGCCGGTCGCGTCGTAGAAGACGATGCGAACGCGGTGGGCGGCGCTCAGCCACGCGGGCGGCGTTGTCGAGAACGACGCTGCACGGGTGACGCGAAGCGCGAACGGCTGACCACCCACCACGGCGAAAGCGGTTGACTGAATGGTTCCGCCAACGAGCGAGCCATTCGCCGGCACGATGGCGTTGGGATTCATGCGACAGGCAACGCCTGTTCCGCGATACGCCACATCGCCCGTGACGGTCCAGTTGTCTACAAGCTGGGTGCCGACGCCGAGAGCGACGTTCGCGGGGGTGCCGTTGGACACTGCAGTGAAATTCGGGTTCGGGATTGGATTGCGGCCGGTGCCCAGGAGCGAGATGACGCCACCCGACAGTTGCCCGGCGCGCACTCGCGCAAACGTGCTGCCGTCTGGCACCTCATCCTGGCTTGCCGGCTGCAACGACAAACCGCAACTGGTCGCGTTGAGGTAGCCGCTCGAATGGCTCACATACTCGATTTCGAGATGCGCGAACTGTGCGTTGGCGGGGGCTTGGCCGACCGCCTTGCTCACGCATTGCAGATAGGTGCCGCCGGGGCCGCAGGTGACACTCGCATGCGTCACCGACAGCTCGGTGTGCGTTGAGTCACGCCACGAGATGCGGACGCCGGCATAGGAGCCGGCGTTGGCGCTGAGCGACTTCAGACAGCACAGCGCCGTGACGGTCTGCCCAAGGACCACGCTCACGTATCCGAGGTCGCGCGCAACGGTTATCGCACCACCTGCTTGGCCTTGGCGTACCAGGTAGGTGTTGCACGCGCTGTCCGGGCTGTTGCTTCCCGTCTCCTGGTAGAAGCCTGCGGGGTTGTCGAACGTCCATCCCGCCGTGCCGTTCTTGAGCTGCGGGTTGATGACGGACGGCGTGTTGGCGTTGGCGGTGTTGGCGGCGTTGCTGATCGCCCCGACGTTCGTACCGGTCGCGCTGTAGACCGACGTGTAGGCGGACCAGCCGCCCGCCACCACCGGGCCGCGCGAGCGCAGGCGGTAGAAGTAGGTCGCGCCGTTGGTGAAGTGGTGCGCGTAAGCCGTGGTCGTCGGGCCGACCTGTGCCAGCACGGTCCATGGCCCGGTGCTCGCCGTGGCGTACTCGATCGAGGTACAACCAACTGCGGCCGGGTTGGAGTTGTACCAGACGATGCTGTTGCCGTCGGCGACGCCCGTTACCGAGACGCTGACCGGCGTCACCGGCACATCCGGCAGCTCGATGTTCGTGCCGACGACGTAGGTGTAGGCGGTTTCCCCGGCGAGCGTGCGGCCGCCCTTGCCGAACACGTTGAAGCTGACGAACTTGAGGTAAACCGTCTGGCCAATCTGCGACGGGTCGACCGGGATGCGCAGGATGTTGTCGTCCAGGCGCACGAACGGCGCGTTGACCGCATGCGAGGCAATCGCCGAGCCGTAGCCACCGCGACGGATGTAGCCCAGCGTGTAGCTGGGGCCGCTGGCGAGCGTGGCCGTCTGGTAGGCGATCAGCTCGCTGTCGACCATCGCCAGCGTGATGAACTGGTCGGCGTCGGCCATGGAGCCGCCCAGCAGCTGCGCCGCGCCGTTCAGCACGACGTTCGGCGCGCCGGTGGTGTCCGGGTCCGCAGCCGATGCCAGCGTGTTTGTCAGATGGCCGTAGGCGGCGCTCTTGCTGGTAGTGGCCAGATAGCTGTAGCTCGTCCCGTCGTGGCTGATGTAGACGTCGCAGCCGGCCCACAGCGCGCTGTTTCCGGTGAGCGCGCACCAGATCTCCGGCTGGACGTTCGACACGAGGAAGCCTGGCCCGCGGAACAGGTGCGGCGCGTCGATCGGGCCGGGGTCGGCGTTGGGGTCAACCGTGGCGCCGCTGTTCGGCTGCGTGCCGTAGGTGCCGCCGTGGCTGACACCTTCCGGGAACTCCTCGGCAGTCACCGACAGCAGCCCGTGCTCGTCCTCGCCGATCTCGGTGATGCGCACCGGCGTCAGGTACAGGCCGGTGTTGGCGTCGGTCAGCGTCACGATGTCCATCGGCTCCAGGTAGCAATAGCGCCACGAGAGCTGGAACTGGTAGGCGTTGCGGATGTAGTAGATCCGCTGCAGCAGGTTCTGCGCGACGAGGCGCGCGACAGCGGCCTGCGTGATCATGTCGACCGACTCGGACTGATCGGCGCGCGAGCCGGTGCCCACCACGTCCTGATCGATGGAAGCGACCACGGCGTTCGTGTGGTACGTGTTGGCGCGGTCCTTGTACTCGACGCGCACCAGGTTCATCGCATCGGCCGGGCTGATGCGGTGGATCGTCACCGGGTCGCCGGGGCCGTTGGTGATGAAGTCGTCGCGGCCCAAGTCCACCACTGCCGTGGTGTTGGGCGTGTAGGTCACCCCGTTACCGGTGATCGTTGCATCGCCGTAGGGCACGACTTTCAGCACGCCCTCGCTGAAGAACGGCGCGGCGTTGGCGTACTTGAACAGGTCGTCGAGCGTCTGGTGCGCCGGGTTCTGCGTGCTGTAGACGGGCGAGAAGAAGATCCCGGCCGCCGTGCAGTAGTTCTTGAATGCCGTCAGGTCGCCCAGTGCGCTGAAGCCCACGCCGATCTGCGCGTCGCTGCACACTGCGCTCACGATGTCGGCCGGGTTGGCATCCACCACGCCGCCGCCGAACTGGTTGCGCGCCGCCACCTCGAAATTGAAGTTGGGCAGGCTGGCCGAGCTGCCAAGCTCAAGGTTCTGGAAGGCAGCCAGCGCCGTGCCGGAGTAGCCGAGCGCCGCCGATCCGGTCAGGTGCGACCATGCGGCCTGGCCGGTGGTGCCGCTGAAGGCGATGCCGCCCGACCGCGACAGCGACACGGTGCTGCTGCCTTGGTAGACGTTGACGACATTCGCCACGCCCTCGCACAGGCCCAGCTCGAAGCTGCAGCTGTAGGTGTAGGACGTGCTCGACGAACCGCCGCCGCCCTTGCCCGGCTGCTTCTGCGTGTGGCTGGTGGCCTTGAAGTCGCCGTACCAGATCACATTGCCCGCGACCTTGTTCTGGCCGAACACGACCGGGATGGGCGGGCCGTACTGCGATCCCTGCAGGTCGATACCCATCGCGCGGGTCGGCGTTTTGGACACGGCTTTGGCGCCACCACCGAACAGGCTCGTCACGGTTTCATTCTCCAGAAGCCGGCGAGCCGGTCGGCCCAGCGGCGCACTTCGGTGCGTTCCACGCCGGCCACAAGGTCAGCGTGAATCATGGTGATTTCAGGGGAGACGGCATCGACAATGCCGCCGTGCGACAGGCAGCGACCGAACTTGAACAGGGCCACGTCGCCGGGCTGCGGCGACTCCACCGGATCGGCAAAGCGCTCCACCCAGCCGAGATAGCGTTCCTCGCTGCGGTGCAGGTGCCAGTCGGTCGGATAGGGGCGCGGATCAATGTCCAGCGGCAGCAGGCCGGCGGACTGGTAGACGCGCACCAGGATCATCGCGCAGTCGGTGCCCAGCCCGATGATGTCGGCCTGGTGACGATAGGGTGTCTTCGCTTCCAGCCACTTCCGTGCTTCCGCGACGGCTGCGTGCTGCTGATTCATGGATTGCGCCCATAAAAAAGCCCCGCACTTGGCGGGGCTTGGTGAATTTAAGTACCCGTATCGTGGGCACACCCGCCGGGTTATCAACAAGGGCGCGACCCTTGCCTCGACCGGAGCCGATGGAGTGCTCCTGAGAGATCCACAAGCGGCAGTATTAAGTTACGGTGGCCGGTGGTGAGGCTCCGGCGAGAGCTACATCGTGGTCTTCTTAGGCTGGGAGATCAGGTAAGTCCGTTGGGGCTCTGCTCGTCCATCGCTCCCACTTCCCACAATGCCGCATCACTACTGCGCATTCACCGCAGAGCCATTATACCACTCACTGCTGCGTGAACCGCCCGTACTGGCCGCCAGGCCCTCGGCCGATGCCACCCGACCCGATACCGGCGCCGCCGCCTGAGTTGTCCGCTGGCGCCGTGCTGCCCTGCCCCAGCTCGATCACCTCGGGAGTGGGCACGAACGGGAAGCCGCGGAAGTGGGCGAGGTTGGCGAACTTGCTGCTGCAGGTGTTCTGCAACTTGTCGCAGCCCGGATAGGCAGTGAAGGTGTCGCCCGCGGCGCACGCGCCGGGCAGCGGATACAGCAGCGTGAGCACGCCGGCACTGAAGGATCGCACCGTGCGTACCAGGCCGGCATTCGCGCCGCTGGTGATCACCACGTAGCCCAGCGCGAAGTAGCCATCGGCCTGCGTGAGCGAGGTGGCCGTGATCGTCGTCGCCGTGCCGCTGGTGGTGCTGGCCGCAACCGCGAAGCTTGCTTTGTTGAGCCCGCAGCCGGCGTCGAACAGCGCATGGTTGCACTGCGGTAGGAAGTAATTCCGGGGGAACGCCGCATTGAGGTACACCAGATCGCTCGACACATTGAGCGTGACCTTGCCCGATCCGGCCGACACGTCCGACACGGTGCCGGTGAACAGGTTGACAATCCCGTTCGTGGTGTCGCTCAGGCTGGCGGTCAGGAACTTGTCGACCTTGATCCGCGCGCCGTCGAAGCCGCCCGCGTTGGCGAAGGCGCCCGGCGTCTTGCCCATGATGAGGGTGTCGCCTTCGTAGAACACGTCGACTTCCAGGCTTTCCACCTGCAGGCCGATCGACAGCTTGATCGGGCCACGGCCGAATCCAGGGACGCCGCTGGCTGACTGCGCCGCCAGGTAGGTATGCCCGCCGTAGCTGATGTTCTGCGGCGCATCGGTGTAGTACAGGACCGTGCCCGACAACAGGGTTATCGTGTAGAGATCCGCCACCATCAGCGACTGCGAGCTGGTGAGCATCGTCTTGAAGTCGGCGCTGATCGATTTCATCGCACCGTCCGCATGGTGATGCCCTGAACCTCGTACATCTGGTTGAGCATCTGGTTGAACTCCAACTTGTCGTCCACGAAACGCACGAGGAACGGACTGGCCAGGTCGTTGGGCACGGCGAGATAGAACGGCGTCAGGCTGCCCTGCTGGCCGTCGAAGAAGCTCTGGAAGGTCTGGAAATCGGCCTGCGATAGGTAGGCGAACACGAGGTCGAACTCGTAGACCGGCGCCGTCCAGCGCCCGGTGCGGAACTCAGCACCCGAGGCGGTCGTTTCGACGTCCGTCGACCACAGCGACCGCTTCTTGATGTCCCAGGTCACGCCCGGGAAGGTCGGGAAGGTGTTGATGCTCATCGGGTTGCGCCCATAAAAAAGCCCCGCACTTGGCGGGGCTGGGTGGCTGTTTTGCGAGTCATTCGGGACTGATTGATCTGATGAGCCCGTCCCAAAAATTCATGCGGGCCTTGTAGTCGTCAAGCTGGGCGAACCGATCTCGGAGCGCGTTCAGTTGCTCTTCGGCCGCCGATACAGAAAATGACTGCTTCCACACTTCGCTGAGTGGCAAGCCGGATGCGACTACCGAGAGCAGGCACGCAATCACTGCCGCGTCGGCCATCTGCTGAGCCTTGAGCACCGCCAGGGACTCGACGAGTTCGTTGTTCATAGGGTTCCGTTTATCGGCTGAAATGGCCGCGACGTTGCGCCAGTTTCAACGTGTTGGCGAAGTCGCCCATATTGCGGCGTGACCAGTCCTTGAAGCTACGGGCATCGGCAGCATGGATGTGGATCGGCTGCCCGCCCTGCCCACCCTGCTTGGCCATCTGGCGCATTGGGTTGGCGATGTTGGCCGGCAACACCATCTCGTCCTTGTGCAGCTCGGTCATGGCGCCGTCGATCGGCACGCGCTCCCAGCCACCGCGCGCGGAAGCCAGCGAGCCAGAGAACGCCTCGATGCCAGCGAACGCCACGCCCGCGGCAATGGGCGCCAGGATCGGGCCGACGTAGGGGATACCCACGATCGCCTGATACGCCTTCGCCGCGCCAGTGGCCGCCGCGCTGGTGATCTGGCTGCGTCCGGTGGCGGCGTCGGTGGCCTTGGATTGAGCGGCGGCCGTGGCCTCGATGGTGGTTCGGGCCGCCGCCCCTGCGGCCGTTGCCGTTGTCTTTGCCATCTCGTTCGCGGCATGGTTTACCGTGATCTCGATGCCCTTCTGGATGTACTCGGCGGCCACCGACTGAAGCACCCGCTGCGTGGCCTGCCGCCAGGTAAGGGTGCCTTGAATGAAGCCGTTGATGACCCCTTGGAACGCTTGGCTGATCGGCCGAAGCCGCTCCTGCCACATCTTCTGGTTGTCCAACGCCGCCTTGCGGTTCAGCGCGGCCATCTGCTGGTTATGGCGCTCCTGTTGCGCCAGCTCTTGCTGCTGCACCCTTGCCGCCGCCGCTGCCGACTGCTGGCGTTGCTGCTCCACCTGATGCTCAAGGTTCGCCACCTGCGCGTAGGCTTGCGCGTATGCGGCGGTGCCCTGCTTCAGTGTGGCGAGCTTGTCCTGCCAGAACTTCAGTTCGAACTGCGTCCGGTTGTCGTAGGACACCTGTTCCAGCGATTCCTGGATGGACAGCTGCTCCTGCAGGGACTGGGTTTCGGCTTGGCTCGGCGATGCTCGCCCGGCCGACTTTGGCTTTCCTTCCGGCTTCGCAGCCTCGGCAATCTTGACGTCTTCGGCGGACTGAGCCTTATTCCGTTCCTGTAGAGCGGCATGCTGCAGGCGCACGGCATGCTGCCACTTGTCAGCCGCGATGCCCCACTGCGCCGCTGCATACTGGTCTTCCTGCGCCGCTTTCGTGTCGCCGGCAGCCGCCTCGCGGCGGGCTAGGCTGGCGTAGTTGTCGTGCATCGTGCGGGCGTACTGGTACTGATTCTCGGCCGTCTCTGGACGCCCGATGCTCCCTAGGGCCTTGCCGACGATACCAACCTCTTTGCCCAGCTCGCGCCACGACCGAATGAGAATGCCGACGTTTTGATCGGCCTCCTTCAGGCGGGTCTTGCTTGCCTCGGCGAAGAGCCTGACCGCCTCCGTTGCAGCGTCGGTGGCGCGCCCCTCTTCCTCCAGTTGCTGCACATGCTCAAACTGAGCGGCGCTGAGAAAGTGGTAATGGTTATTGAGATCAAGCAGCGCCTTCGTCGGCTTGTCTTCCAGCTTGAGGATGGCGGCGACGGCCTGGTCCATGCTCTGCCCGGTTAGGCGCGCGAACGCAACAGCGCCTTGAGCGGATTCTTCCAGCTGATCGCCGGACTCCTTGCCAGACGCGGCAAGCTTGATAAGGGCCTCGCGCGCATCGTCTGAACTGCCGCCCACTTTCTCAACCGACGGCACCATCAGGTTGAACTGGCCCGCAGTGAGGCCCAGCGTTCCGCCGGTCGAAAGCAGAGTGCGGTTTAGCTCATCCGCCTGTTCCTCGGCCTTGTAAATCTCATGGGTGAATCCACCAACCACAAGAGCCGCCGCGCCAATCGCAAGTCCCAGCGGGCTGAAGGCGTACTGCAGCAGGTTCATGCGGTTGGCGAGGGTGATCGTGGACCCTTCCAGGCGCGTCCAATTGCCCCGAACAGCCTCGCCGGTCAGAACGCCCAGCTCGCGCGCCACGCCTCCATTTATAACCATGGCCTCGGTGTTTGCCTCAAGCGCCACCGTGGCCGAGCCCGTGGACACTGCTACCGATTCCTCAGCCTCGGCTAGGGCGGATGCCGCCGCCATCTGCTCGTTTTGCGCCGCAATGGCGGCCGCAGTAGCGTCGAGCTGGGCATCGGTTGCCTCAACCCGCAGCCCGGCGCGCTCGGCAAGGCTGCGCTCACTCTCCCCCAGCTTGGCATTCGCTGCGGCCTGCTCCATGGACGCGGCGACCATTGCCTTGATGCGCGCCGCAGCCTGCTCAGCCGTCTCGCCCAGGCTGACGTGAGCCGCATTGATGGCAGCGGCCGACTCCGTGGCGGCTGCCGTCATTGCCTCGCTGGAAACTGCGACCGATTCGGCGGCGGCATCCATCCCGGCCTTGAGCCCGGCAAGGTCGGCAGTAAGCAGAACCTTGATTTCGTTGTCAGCGGCCATGGGTTTCCTGCGGGCAATAAAAAACCCCGCCGGAGCGGGGTTCGTGAGATGCGGGCGAGTGAGTCGGCTATTCGATTAGCGTGGCTGCGTGCTTACCGTCAACGCAGTAGGCGGCCCATTCGGAGATCCATTGCGGCTGAAGCTTGCTGAAGTCATCCGGCTGAACAACCGCATGGCGACCATCGGGGATGTAGAAGCGCCGGAAACCGGCGTATCCGCCGAGACGGTTCTTTGCATTGACCGCGCCGCATACCGCGCGGCCCTTTAGTCCGTTGGAGACGTACAGGTCTCGGAACCGTGCCGATTCGGCATCGGTCAGGCCGCCGCTAACCTCACCTATCGCGTGATGGAAGGTGGGCCACTGCACTACCCCGTCATACCATCTCATGGCATGGCTGGTGTGTGCCGCTACTGCAACGCAGGCCACGATCACCAGCGAGGCGAGGGCCGAAACAGCGCCCCTATTCATCAGACGCACCCTTGAGGCGAAGGTTAAACTCGATCCTGCGCAGCTCCTCAATGACGGTTGCCCCCGCCCATAGCAGCGACGCGGTTACAAGCGCGCCAGCCATCAGGACAACCTCGGTCCCGAGCGGGAGCCTTGCCATTGCACCACCGAAGAACGCGCAAACCACCTCCAAGATGGCAATCAGCTGCAGGACCGCCGCAATTCCCCCTTGCCTTGGCCGATCATTCCGCATGGGCTCACCCTTCCTGTTGAGTGCGCCTGATCCTACCCCTGCCCGGCGAACGCTGCCACTGCGGCGTCAAACTCGCCGTCGTCCTCGGCCTTGGGCTTCCCGCCGATGCCGAGATAGCCCTGCACCATCCACTGTAGGGGCGGGTGTTCTCGCCACCCCTCCTGTAGGTCGGCCACGTCCTGCCAGGTCAGGCGGTCAAGGATGTCCGATGGGAACCAGCCGGTGGCCGAGTGGATCAGTCCGACGAGGCGGGCTCGGGTGACGGGCTCGGCGTCGTCGGGCTGGCTGCCAAAGGGCGGCCGGTGAACCCCGACTGGCCGAACATCGCCTGCACCATCGGCGCCAGGCTGGTGAAGTCGACCATGTCGGCGAACTGCTCGGCGGTCAGATCCGGGTAATTGCGCTGGATGACGGCCAGCAGGACGGCGGACGCCGCCTTGGCGTAGTCCGCGATCGAGTGCGCGCCGGGGCTCTGCAGCACGCCAACCTGTTCCTCGAACTGGAAGAACGTGCGCAGGTTGAGCGGCGGCACGATGTAGTCCGTGCCGCCGAGGTTGACGGAGATACCGGGGATCATGCGTTACTCCGACACGTACGGGGTGATGGTGCGACCGGCGCTGTCCGCAAACGCGGTGAAGTCCAGCTCCGTGATGCCCCAGTCGGCCATCTTGGTCGGCAGCGAGAGCTTGGAAGCGATGCAGCTCCACAGCTTGAACGCCTCCTGCTGGCCGTTGTACTGGCGCACGACGATGATCGAGAACGTCGGCTGCACGCCCTGCAGCGGGTTGCCGGTGGTGATCGTGGTGCCGTTGGTCGCGTCCGTCTTGGTGTAGCTGATCAGCACGTTCTTGGAGGCATCGGCCGCGGCGAAGGTGTAGACGCCAGCCGCGACGCTGTACTGGCCCTGCGTCGGGGCGCTGGCGACCTTCTTGAACGGCAGGCCGGTATCGGCGTACAGCACGCCCTCGTCATCCACGAAGTTCGCCGAGCCGCTGACCGTGACCGTGTAGGTCGTGGTGGCGGGGATCGCGCCGGCTTCCTGGTAGACCAGCAACGTCTGGCCCGTGGCGGACGTGCCGCCGAAGAACAGGTCGTTGTAGAGGCTGCCGCTCACCTGGGCGAACTTCGCCTTACCGGTGATCTTCTGCTGCGCGGCGCCCACGGCCACCGGGAACTGGCCTTGACCGTACAGCTCCTTCACGGTGCGCGAGATGTCCAGCGACACGTCCTGCAGGGTGCCGAACTGGATCGGGGTGGAATTGGCGGCGGTGTTGGTCGCAAACAGCAGACCGGAACCGAACGAACGCTGAGCCATGGCGGTTACTCCTTAGAGGCGGGGGTGGATGCCACGGCGTCGGCGACGTGCTTCTGCAGCGCGGCCTTGTCGTCGGCGGAAAGAGGCGTGCGGCCAGCGACGGCCGCGGCGTGGAAGTGCTTCGCGTACCAGAGCTCGATCGCGTCCAGGACGCGGCCGCGCAGGTGGGCGAAGTCGTGCTTGTCAGTGGAGAAGTTGGCTTTGCAGGCAGCGCTGTATTTGGGTTCGGGCAAGGCTTCGCCCTCCGGTTGCCCGGATGCGGTTTCGTCGTTCATGGGATGGCCTCCTAGAAGCCGGGTAGCACGATGGTGATAGGCAGGACGGCCACGGCGCGGTCGCCAAGCACGCCCTCGAACACTTGGATGGCACCGTCGATCGCGCAGTACTCGACCAGCCCGCCCAAGGTCTGCTTGTTGGAGCCGGGTGACGGGTTGAGCAGCGCGCTAGCGGCGTCGATCAGGGCATTCAGGTCAGTCGACGGCGCCGCCGCGGGGTCGTCGTTGTGCACGTAGAGCAGCCAGTCAACCTTCCAGGTGAACCTGGCCGGCGTGTTGCCCTGATAGCTGGCGTCTTGCTGGCCCTGCAGCTGGAACGCGGCCGGAAACTCTTCGGGCTGCACGTCCTGCACGTTACGCAGGCGACGGCTAACCGTGACCACGCCCGGCAGGCTTTGCAGCTTGGCGAACAGGGCCGCGTAGACGGCCTCACGGCTGGCGCGGGTCATGCGATGGCCTCTCGGACGGCGGCGCGCAGCTCAGCGATGCCTTCGGGCGCCTGTTCCCGCAAGGCGCTGCGCATGTAGCTGCGCTCGGGCAGGTTGACGTAGCTCGAATGCTGGTTCACCAGCACCTCGCGGGGGTTGGCCATCGGCTTACCCCACGCCATGGTCTGCATGCGGTGGAACGCCGACACGACCACGTTGCGCTGCATGCCGTACTCGTGCGCCTTGGCGTAGGGCACGTCCAGTCCTGCCCGTGCGCCGCCACTGATCGTGCCGGCCGTCTCGCGCTTGTCCGGGTACACGGAGCTGGACAGCTTGCCGCTGCGACGATGCAGTGGATTGCCGGATAGCTTGCTCATCTTGATGTAGCCGGCCAGCTCGGTCGCCCACATATCGAGCGACGACTTGGCCGCCGCACGCACCTTGCCCGTGGTGGCGTCGAACTTGGCCAGCAGCGCCGTGTCGCCCGTGATCTGCAGCCCAATCATGGCTTGGCCACCTGCACGTAAGGATTCAGCGCGGCCTTCACCTGTGCCGGCATGTCGGCCATCGAGTAGCTGATGGTTTGCTGCGTGCCCAGCGTCTCGCTCTGCTTGTCGATGCGGTCGCGCTTGGCGAACTTGGCTGCCACCAGCTCAATGCAGGCCTGCGCCACGTCGGCCGGGACCGTGGCAAAGCCCGCCGTGTAGCTGACCGTGACGTTCTGCACGCCGCGGTTGAAGCAGTAGCCGCGCAGGTAGATCACGCCCGCGTCGAACGCATAGCCCGTGGTGAGCGGACCAGAGGCGGCTGGGATCGTCTGGCCGTCGATGGCCACGGCACTCACCGCGGACACCGGGCTATTGGCCAGGAACAGGCGCGACCCGCCGTTGCCGTTGCGGGTTTCGGTATACGTGGCGCGCGCGAACACGCGGCTGCAATAGGACTCGATCAGCGCCGAGGCGTTGGTGACGAGGCTTTGCAGGACGGCATCGGTCGCTGAACCGGTAATGCCGAGGAACGCTTTCACGTCCGCGAGTGCGCACAGGGCGCTCACGACTGCGCAGCCTCGTCGGGCTTGGGCTCACCCACGGCAACGAAGCCATGGCGGAGCAAATGTTCGTGGGCCTCCACCGGGACGGTGAAGATGCCCTTCTTGTCGGCCTGGTAGCTCTGGCCGGCGTGCGAAAGGGTATCGGCGCAGCCCTTGGGGCCGCGCACCTTGATGTCGGACATGGGGCGCTCCCGAGAGAGGGCGGCGAACCGCCCTCCCTGTCAGTGGTGGAGGTGCTTAGCCGTTGCCGATACCGGACAGCACGCCCATGGCGAACGGGGCGTACACCGCCAGCGTTTCCTCGGCATAGATGCCGTGCTGGTAGCTGCGGGTGACCAGCGGCCATTCGATCTCGTACCAGTCGCGGCGGCAGTGCATCTCGGCCACGTTCGGCACTTCGTTGGACTGGTACTGCGCCGGCAGGTTGTCCGCCCAACCGATGATGCAGCCCGCGGGCACGTCCGGGTGCAGCAGGATCGGGATCATCACGCCGCCGTTGAGCGCGAACGGGTTGTAGTAGTGGCTGACCACGTTGCCCGCGACCACCGCGCCCGGCTCACCCAGGGCGATGTTCTGGCGCAGCAGCGAGCCGCTGGTGCCGGTGAGCACCTTGTTGGTGATGTTCTGCTGCTCCTGCGCCGAGACATAGATCGCGGTGGGCGAGAGCTTGTAGTTGTCCCACATGCTCTTGAGCATCACGTCGATCTCGGTCACCGAGCCGCGGCCCGAGCTGGTCAGCGCGGCGCCGCCCAGCTGCTTGACGTAGGCGTTGTTGGCCGGGTTCAGCGCCGTGGTCAGCAGGCCGTCGAACGCGAGGTTGGCGTTGCGGCTGTTGTCGGCGGTGATCGCGGACGCGGCCTGGTTACCGGTCAGCAGCGGCGCGGCGAACGAGGCAGTCGGCACGGTGGTGATCGCCTGCAGGGTTTCGCTGCCCGACGCGCCCACGTACCAGGCGAAACCCAGCGCCGAGCGGCTCGGGGCCACCGAGGCAGTCAGGGTCTGGCCCAGCGTCACCGCCTGAGTGGCGGCCGTGGACTTGTTGCCCGAGCCGCCGTAGACCGTGAAGGTCTGCCCGTCCTGGCCGGTGATCGACTTGCTCGTGGCCACGCCCGTAGCACTGACGGACGAGTTCTTGATGCCCTCGAAGGTCAGCTCGACGCAGATCACGCTGTAGGTGGCGTTCGGCAGGGTCGCGCCCGTGCCGGCGGCCGACAGGGTCGGGGTGGCGCAGGTGCCCAGCGCAACCGAGGCGTTGCCGCCCAGGATCGCCATCTCTTCCTTGCGCATGGCCTTCTGCAGCAGGCGGATCGAGGTGCGCGAACGCTCATCCTCGAAGCCCTCGGACGCGCTCTGCGCCTCGAAGGTCAGCGCGGCTTCCTCGCCCAGTGTGCGGTAGCTGGCGGCCTTGTCGGACACGTCCAGGGTCATCACGCCCGAGCGCTGGCCTTCCGGCACCCAGCCCATGGCGTCGAAGCCCGAACCGAACAGGTTGTTCACCTGCTTCCAGTTGGTGGCGGTGCCGCCCTTGCCCTTCACGCGCGGCACTTTCTTGGAGAGGATCGTGATGATCGGGTAGAGGTTCTTGGCCGGGGCCTGCAGGTCGTAGTTGACCAAGCCCGCAGCGGTGGTGACGGTGTTGCCGGCCTTGGCCAGCGGGCCGCCCTGGTAGACGCCCTTGAGCATGCCAAGGGTCTCGGTGGTGATGTCATTGCTCATGGGTCGCTCCAAATGAAAAAGCCGCCTCGATGGGCGGCCGGGGGTGAAACGAAAAAGCCGCCTCGCGGGCGGCTCGGGTTCGTTGCTAAAGGGGTGGGTTAGCGGCGGTGCGCCAGCTTCATCAGCTTGAGCGCGGTCGCTTCGTGGTCGACGCTGCCGTCCTTGCGCAGCACCGGACTCTCGTCCAGCTTGTTCATGGTTTCGTGGCCGGCGTCGGCGTCCTTGTCGACCGGGACCACCTTGGCTACGCCCTTGACCGGGGCAGCCTTGGTCAGCAGCTCGGCGTAGGCCGTGGTGACCTTCTCCAGCTTGCCGGCAAGGTCGTCACGCTCGGCCGTCACTTTCTGCAGCGCGTCATGCGCCTTGGCGAGATCGTCAGCAGCCTTGGCGAGATCCTCGACCGGCGCAGCCAACGCAAGCACCTCGATCACTTCGGACGCGGGCGCGATCGCCTCGGCCACTTCCTCCGCAGCCATGGCGAGGAACGCGGCGGCCAGCGGTTTGAGCGCGGCGCGAAGCTGAGCCGGGACTTGGCTGCCGTCGCCTTCCCACGCCGCCTCGTCCTCGCTGCAATCGGCAATGCCGCTGAGGCGATCCAGCGTTTCGGCGAAGCTGGCCACAGTCCACAGGCCCTTGGCGATCGTCTCCATGCCCAGCACGGCACGGATCACGTTGCCCGTCGACTGGGCGTCCTCGTTCTTGGCGAGGCGCTCCGCCTGGGCGGTGTAGTCCTTGGCGACGACTTCATCAGCTGCCTTGGCCAACGGCTCAGCCGCAGGGGCCGCGAACTTGCGCATCTCTTCGGCGCCATCGGCCTTGATCACGGAGAACTGCGCATCAGGGTTGCACGGCAGGTCCACGATGCTGACCTCGACCGGGTCGGCCGTGTAGCGCTGCAGACCGTCGTCACCCTTCCACTTGCGGGCGTAGCTGCCGCCGATGGAGAAGCCCGTGTAGCAGCCTTCCAGCACCTTGTTCCACTCGTTGTCGTCGACGATCTTGGCGCAGACGCTGATGGCCTTGGCTGCGTCGTCCATGTCCAGCTGCTTGACCACGCCCGCGACCGCGGGGCTGTGCATCACGCGCACGTTGCCGACGCTCTTGCCGTCAGTGGCCTTGGCGATGCCGGTCGACCACTTCTCGAACAGCGGCTTGGACGACTCGTAGTCGAACACCTCGCCGGAACGATCCAGCGCCTCGTTGGCGATCACGCCGGTGACGGTGCGCGCGGCCTCGTCCACCTTGGTCATGCGGGCGAAAATGTGCATGGTCAGTTCTCCGGGAGTTTGCGCTTGTACGCCGCGTCACAGCGGCAGTGCGGGTGCGCGATGGGCGCGGCATCGCCGCTGTGAAAGGGTTGCTCGATCGGAATCCATTCCTGCTTGGCGTTGCGCTGGCAGGCGATGCAGATGCCTTCGTCGTTGGACAGCAGCCAGCGTTTGGCCTTCATGCCCACAGCGGAGGCGCCGATGTACGCGCCTTTGCCTTGGGCGTTGCGAATCTCGGTGGTGGCGATCAGCTCGGCGCGCTCAGGGCTGAACGCATAGGACTGCTCCAACAGGTCGGCAAGCCCCGTGTGGC